CACTTTTTGCCGCATGACGCCAAGGCCAAGACCCTTGCGGCGGAAGGCAAGAGCATCATTGAGCAGCTTGGGGAGTATCTTGGGCTGCAAAACATGGCGATTGTGCCCGATTTGAGCCTTCAGGACGGTATTCAGGCGGTTCGTAAGACCTTGCCGATTTGCTGGTTTGACGAAAAGAGGTGCTATGAGGGCATTGAGGCTCTGAGGCAGTATGAGCGTGAATATGATGAGGATAAGAAGGCTTTTAGGCCCACGCCCAAGCACAACTGGTGCTCGCATCCGGCAGATGCGATGAGAATGCTGGCAATTTCGTGGAATAAACACCAGTTTTCAGAGAAAAAGACGCACAATCCACATACTTTGTTGGTTGGCGAAGAAAACTCGGCTACATTGAATGACATGTGGGCCTCCAGGCCGCGCCAGAGAAGGCAACGGATATGAGCGGCGTCAATTACCCCTATCGCTATCAATACGAGCACGTAGCTGTCAGCCAAACCAATCAGGTTCTTGGCGGAACGGGCGCTGCGGGTGACTACCTTCATCGGCTTGTCTGCACGGTCGCGACGGCGGCGACCGCTCAGGTGCAAATTAAAGACGGCACGGGAACTGCGCATACTGTGCTGCGGAACAGCCCTGGCGACGGCATCGGCGTCTACAACATTGAGTTGAACGCCGTGTCTCAGGTTGGGGCGTGGCAAGTGACGACCGGCGCGGGCGTTGAAGTGCTTGCCATTGGCGTGTTTTCCGCCTGATAGGGGCTAATCGTGGCTGAACTGCCTGTTACTCCCGCGCTGCAAAAATACCTGAACATCATCGGGCAATACAACCGCGAGTTCACCAAGTGGGAATCGCGCTCGACCAAGATCATCCGCCGCTACCGCGATGATATCCGCACGAACGGGGCGTCGAGTTCCGAAGCCGCCCGGTTTAACGTGCTGTGGTCGAACGTGCAGACGCTCGTGCCTGCGGTGTTTTCGCGTCTGCCAAAAGCGGACGTATCCAGGCGCTTCGCGGACCATGATCCGGTTGGCCGGGTGGCGAGCCTGCTGATTGAACGCGCCTTGGACTACGAGATTGAGCATTATCCCGACTTCCGGTCGGCCATGAAGAATGCGGTCGAAGATCGTTTTCTTGGCGGTCGCGGTGTGGCTTGGGTGCGCTATGACCCGCACATTATCGAAGTTGGCAGGCCCGAGGACGGATTCCAGATAACGGAAGACGTTGACGACGAGGGCGATAACCAGCCGCAAGAGGCCATCGAATACGAGTGTGCGCCGACCGACTATGTGCATTGGCGCGACTTCGGGCATAACGTGGCGCGGACTTGGGAGGAAGTTACCCAGGTTTGGCGCTGGGTCTATATGTCCAAGGCGGCGTTGAGGGAGCGGTTTGGGGATGAACTTGCCCGCAAGATTCCGACCAACGATACGCCTGAAGGGCTTACGAAATATGGGCAGTCCAGCAAGAGTGCGGACCAAGCCAAGATTTGCGAGTTGTGGGACAGCGAAACGCAAAAGGTCTACTGGCTAAGTGAGTCTCACCCTGAAATCTTGGATGAGGTAGCCGATCCGCTTAACCTTGAGGGCTTCTTTCCGTGCGCCAAGCCGCTGTATGCGACCACGACCACGGATAGCCTAGTCCCGATTCCTGATTTCGTGCTGTATCAGGATCAGGCTAACGAACTGGATATCCTGACAGACCGCATTGATGGTTTGATCAAGGCGCTTCGCGTTCGCGGTATCTATGACGCCTCGCAGCCCGCTCTTCAGCGGCTTTTGACTGAGGGCGACAACAATACCTTGATCCCTACGGACAAATGGGCTGCTTTTAGCGAGAAAGGTGGCCTTAAAGGGACAATTGACCTTCTGCCCATCGACGCCATCGCGGCGACCCTGATCCAGTGCTATCAGGCCCAGGCACAGATCAAGGGCCAGATTTACGAGATCACGGGTATTTCGGACATCATTCGCGGCCAGACGGCGGCAAGTGAGACGGCCACGGCACAGCAAATCAAGGGCCAGTATGCCGGGCTCAGGCTTCGCGCCATGCAGGAGTCCGTGGCGCTGTTTGCGACCGAACTGATCCGGCTCAAGGCACAGATCATCTGTTCGCAATTCCAAGAGGAAACCATTTTGCAATACGCGGCGGCACAGCAGTTGTCGCCCGAAGACCAGCAGATGATCCCGCAAGCCCTGCAATTGCTAAAGTCCAATCCGCTGCGGAATTTCCGTATTGAGGTTGCGGCGGATAGCCTTGTTCAGCTTGACGAACAGCAAATGAAGCAGGAGCGCATTGAGTTTATCGGTGCGTTTGGCAACTTCTTGCGTGAGGCCGTGACGGCGGGGCAGCAGGTGCCCGAACTAACGCCAATGCTCATGAAGGTCATGCAGTTTGCCATTGGCTCGTTCAAGCAGGCCAGGACTATTGAGGGCGTCATTGACGTGGCACTTCAGAAGCTGGAGCAAAAGCAGGCTGAACAAGCCCAAAATCCGCAACCCGATCCTGAAATGATGAAGGTCCAGGCGGAACAGCAGGGCGCTCAAATGAAGATGCAGGCCGATCAACAGGCGGCACAGATGAAGATGCAGCTAGACTCTCAAATGCAGCAGGCCCGCATTCAGGCCGATACGCAGATTGAGCAGATGAAGATGCAAATGCAGATGGACCTTCAGCGCCAAAAGCAAGAGTTTGACGCGCAAATGAAGATGCGCGAAATGGCTCAAAAAGAGGAATTTGAAAACGCCAAGGCGCGGCTTGACGCTGACACTAAGGTCATGGTAGCCAGAATTAGTGCCAATCCTGGGGCTGATCTTCCGTTGCTCGAAGATAACAAGACGGCGATGGAGGACATTGGCGAAACGCTTAAGCAAGTCATGGAAGTTGTTTCGGCCACTTACAACGACATGCTGAACCGCCAATCGGACATTGTGGACCGGCTGGACAATGCCGTTGAGCAATTGACCGCTCCCAAGCGTCTTATTCGTGGCCCCGATGGACGCGCCGTTGGCGTCGAAATCGTGCGCCCAAGCATCCAATAGGTGAGCAATGGCCACATATAACAAGTTCAACGCATGGGCCGAAACAATGGTGGAGGCGGCAAATCTTGCCTCCGACCAATTTGTGATTGCCCTGACAGACACCGCTCCCATCGCGTCGAATAGCGTTTTGACGGATATTACGCAGATTTCCTACACCAACCTGTCGTCGCGCAACGTCTCGACTACAAGTTCTTCGCAGGCATCGGGAACCTATACGCTTGTGCTTGCCGACTTGGTTATGACGGCATCGGGAAGTGTAGGTCCGTTTCGCTATGTCGTTCTTTACGACGACACCGTTGCAGGCGACCCGCTTGTTGGGTGGTGGGATTATGGCTCCAGCATCACGATGGCGAACACGGAGACTTTCACCGTGGACTTCACGGGCGCTGCGATAACGCTGTCGTAAGGGGGGAATCGTGGCTGACAACGTAGGCTATACACCTGGGGTTGGCGCAACGGTCGCCGCCGACGACATCGGCGGTGTCCTGTTTCAGCGCCTAAAGCTTGCGCTTGGCGGCGACGGTGTAAACCAGGGCGACGCTCAAGGCGGGACAGCCGATCCGGTCGGCAACGAACTCGCCATGCTGGTCCGGTCGGTGGTGGAGGAAAACGCCTATACGCAAGAGTTGCTGAACACCATCGCAATGATCCTGCGTTCGGTGTGGCAGATGGGTTCGGCGGCAGGCGCGCCGTCGCTCACGGTTCGGAACTCTACACAGGCGGATTTCCAAGTCACGATCCAGAACAATGCGCCAGTTAACGTCAACCAGATCGCCGGTAACTCGCCGCAAACGACTGCTGGCGGTTCCTCCCCGACCTTTTCGACCAGCAATCATTTGGTCGTGGCGCAGTCGCAGCAATATCACCCGGCATCACTGCCGCAGCACATCTACGCTAACATTCAGGTCTGAAAATGTCGCTGACACTCAATCTCCGCAAGAAGGTTCACCGCAAGATTTGGGAGCCCGTCTTTACTCCCGCCCCGGTCACGTCCGCTGCGGGCACGATCTTCGTGGGCGACCACCTGAACCTCGGGCAGACGGAAGGGCTTGTGCCCAACCTTCCCACTGACGTTGGCCGTCAAGCCTATTACGTGACGGGCGTGTCGGCTATCTACTGGTATAACAAGCAGGAAGAAGCCTTCGCGCAACTGCCGAACTCGGGCTCGGCGGGCACTTATGGTGCGGGCGCTGCGGGCTTTGTTCACCCGGTCGGCCCGTCCTTCACCGCATCGGCGGGCACGACCAACAGCTTCACCTCGACCCTGACGATGGCCCGCAACGTGGGCGGCTACCGCTTCCGCGTGACGGCGGGAACCAACCGGGGCCTTGAAGGCTTCATCCGCGCCAACGCCGTCGGGGCCAATGCCGTGTTCAGCACGGTGGACACCTATGCTGTCGCCTTCGACAATACCAGCGTCATCCAACTGTTCACGGGCCGCTTCTGGCTTTACGTCCCCGGCGCGACCAGCGGCTTCAATTACTACGACTACGCCACGAACGCCTGGACCTCGCGCTCGGTCGCTTCCGGCCCCGCCATCACGGCCAACGAGGGTTGCCTGATCGGCACCCCGGCGAAGGAAACCGTGGTCGAACTCGGGACGGCCTCGGCGGGCGCGGCCTCGACCCTGACGGACGCCACGCGCTCTTGGGAAGTGAACTGCTTTGCCCGGCGCATGGTGACCATCATCAGCGGAACCGGCGCAGGCCAGTATCGCTATGTTGTCTCCAACACCGCCACCATCCTGACGGTTGACGCGGCTTGGGGCACGGCACCTGATGCGACCAGCGAATACGAGATCAGCGGGCTCTGGTCGGACGTCGCCTCCGCAGGCTCCACAACGACCATCACGGCGGGCACAGGCACGCCTTGGACGGCCTCTCAGTGGATCGGGCAACAGGTCCGTGCCGTGGCCGGAACCGGGGCGGGCCAAACCTCCGTCATCACGGCGAACACGACCTCTGCGTTGACCTTCGGTGCTGTCACAACGGCCTTCGATTCCACGACGCGGTATGTGATCGAGCCCGACGACAACGCCTTCTGGTTCCTCGGTGGCGCGGCGGTCACGCTGTTCAAATACAGCATCAGCGGCAACACCTGGGCGACCATCTCGCCTGTCGCGGCTCGCGGTGGCGCTGCGGGCGCGGGAACGTCTGGCAGCTGGATCGCCAACGTCCCCGACATTGCGTGGAACGGTGCGGGCTCTGCAGGTGGCCCCGGTGGCGTTCTCAGGCAGAACGGGCGCTTTATCTACTCGTTCCGGGCTGCGGGAGCCAGCACCCTCGACGTTTACGACATCGCGGCGAACACTTGGTATTCCGGCATCACCTATGTGGGTTCGGAGACCTTCACGACCGGCTCAACCTGGGCTGACTGGAACGGCACAATCTACGGGCAGAAGGACGCCACAGGCCGGTTCTTCATGTTCAACGTGGCGAAGAACGAAATGGTTCCGCTTACGACCAACAACATCACTCAGTCCACGGCCATTTCGGGCGCTCGCCTGCTGTTCGATAAGTATTACGACCCGACAAACGGCAAATCGCTCAACTTCATCACCTACCTCTCCAACACCTCGGCGCAACTTCAGCGGATGGTTCTGATCTAATGTTTACGCCCGAAGTCTATCAGGTCGATACCCGGTGGGCTTATGCCATCCTTGAAAATGGCTGGCCCATTGTTCGGCAAGAATACCATCCCGATAAGCCGGGACATGAGCCTATGACGCAAGCAGAAGCCGAAGAATGCGCGGCGATTGTGCTGGCACGCATCTCAAATCCGGCATCCGATCCTCTGGAACTGAACAAGACCGACTTCATCAACCTGTTTACCCACGACGAACTTGCCGGGCTTCTTGAGGCCGCTAAGACTGTTCCAGCCGTTGCCGTCTATCAATACAAACTCGATCAAGCGCCCGTTGTTCGGCTGAATGACCCGGACGTTTTGGCTGGCCTGCCCGCACTTGAGGAGGCGGGCTATCTTGCTCCTGGCCGCGCCGCGCAAATCCTTCGGAATCAAGCGCCATGAAAGAGTTTGAGACTCCGCAAACCTATGTCCCCGGCAAGCCAATCCTGACGTATTTCAGGCGTCTCTTTGTGGCCTCGGATCAGCTTTTGAACGTCATCTTTGGCGGCGATGAAGATGAAACGATCAGCAGCCGGATTGCCAAGGACCACAGGCGGGGCCGCAAATTCGCCTGTGTGCTGTGCGGTATCTTGGATTGGATCGACCCGCATCATTGCGAAAAGGCCCTTGAGAAGGACGAGGGCAAGCGTCCCGGCCAATACGACCGCCCCAATCGGATTTAATCCATGACGCTTCTAACGCTGCTTCAAAGTGGTAGCAGCGGCAACTATGTCTTGTCCGCTGACGGCGGGGTGTATGCCTATAGCGGCAACAATGCCACGCTGACTTATACGACCGCTGGAGCCTTCACGCTCGTAGCGGACGGCGGGACTTATAGCTACAGCGGCAACAACGCCAATCTGCTGTTTAAGCGGGTTCTATCGGCTGACGGCGGCACCTACTCATACAGCGGCAACAATGCCAACTTGACCTATACGGCTGCTGGCGCGTTTGTGCTGACGGCTGAAGGCGGTGTGTATAGCTACAACGGAAACGACGCGAGCCTGTTGTTCTCAGGCGTTCCGATTGTCGATTTTGATACCCACGATGGCGATAGGCTGCGTCGGCGCTTTGCCGCTGATCGCAATGAGCGCAAGAAGCGCCGTGACGACGTTATTGCCGCGTTTGAGGCCCTGGTTGAAGGCAAAAACCCAATCGTTGAGGAGATCGTGGAGGAATTCACGGTTGCCAAAGCAGCGCCATCTGTCACAAGCCCGCGCATCGACTACGACAAACTGATCCGCAACATTGATGCTGTCCAGAGGCTCTGGAACGCTTATATCGACATGGACGACGAGGAAATTCTGTTGCTGCTATGAAATACAAAGCCGTTTGGGACAAAAAAGGACTGCTTGCCGAATATGAACACGGCGAACTGGTCTATCTCCGCAAGGACTACGAACCGCCTAATCAGTCCGAACTTGCGCGTCCAATGGTCATCCGCGACATTGAGCCCTATCAGAACATGATTGACGGCAAGATGATTAGTGGCCGCGCAGAGCATCGCGAATTTCTGAGGCGCAACAACTGCATCGAAATCGGAAACGAGAAGATGGAGACGAAAATAGTTGCGCCAAAGACAAATCGGCGCGAAACAATCACAAGGCAGCTTAGTGATATGTCTGATCGTCAGGCAAACAAGATTATCAAGCAGCTAAAGAAGGGCATTTGAGTTTGCGAATGGACACCCAAGAGCAACCCACCGAAGAAGCCGTTGACCGCCGCGACTTGCTGTTGCAGCAGTTTGAGGAAGCGGAAACCCCGCAAGAAGATTCCGTTCCTGTAGAAACGCAGGAAGAAGCAGAGCCCGAAGAACCTAAGATTTGGGCCAAACCGCCTTCCAGTTGGAAGAAGGACTATTCCGAGCCCTGGGATACCGTTGATCCCAAGGTGCAGGAATACATCTGGCAGCGCGAAGACGAAATGCGTGCTGGCATTGAGCCCCTGAAGACCAAGGCTCAATTGGCCGAACAGATGCAAAAGGTCGCTGAACCTTACATGCAGACTATCCAGGGCTTAGGCGTGGACCTTCCCACCGCCGTTGGCGCTCTGATGGATGCAGACCACAATCTCAGGTATGGAAGCCCGCAACAGAAGCGGGCATACCTCAACCAATTGGCGCAACAATATGGCGTCAATCTTGGTGACACGGGCGATTTCCAACAAGAAATGCCGGTCGATCCATATATTTCACAGCTTCAACAAGAGTTGTATGGACTCCGAAACGAAGTTGTGGGATGGAAGCAACAGCAGGAAGCGGCTAAGAATGAGACGCTTCAGGCTGAGATTCAGGAATTTTCGTCAAAAGCGGAATTCTTTGAAGATGCAAAGCCTACGATGATTACGCTCCTACAGAGCGGCGTCGCAAGCACACTACAGGACGCCTATGATAAGGCTGTCCGTCTTGACAACGACCTCTTTGAAAGAGTGCAGCAAGGCCAACAAGCCGCCGCTGAAGCCGCCAAGAGGAAAGCCGCCGATCTGGCGGCAAAGTCTGCCAAGGCAGCAGCGGTAAGTGTTCGGACTTCTACACCCAGGGTTCAGACGGCTACCAACGCGCAAGACAGGCGGTCCATGTTGCTCGCTCAATTCAGTGACGCGGCAGACCGTCTTTGATGAAACCCTGATTAGGAGGCAAGCCAATGGCTTATGCTAACTCTGCTGTCAGCGACATCATTGCGACGAATATTCAAAGCCGCAGCGGTGAACTTGCTGATAACGTCACCAACAACAATGCCCTTCTGCGTCGCCTGAAGGAACGCGGGAACGTCAAGACGTTCTCCGGCGGTAACGTGATCTTGCAAGAGATCATGTATAACGACGCTTCGTCCAACAACACGAACAGCTATTCCGGCTACGAAACGCTGAACGTGTCCCAGAACTCGCCCATTTCGGCGGCTCAATTCGGCATCACCCAATACGCTTCGGCTGTGACCATTTCGGGCCTCGAAATGATCCAGAACAGCGGCAAGGAAGCCATCATTGATCTGCTTGATGGTCGTATGTCGGTCGCTGAAGCCCAACTTCAGAACCGCATGAGCGGCGACATCTATCTTGATGGCACCGGCAACAGCGGCAAGAACATTACCGGCCTCGGCGCGGCTGTTCCTGACGTTCCGACCTCGGGCACCTACGGCGGCATTAACCGCGCCACTTGGTCCTTCTGGCAGCCCAAGTCGTTCTCTGGCGTGACCAACGGCGGCGCGGCTGTCTCGGCTTCCAACATCCAAGCCTACATGGATGCTCTGGCCGTTCAACTGATCCGTGGCACCGACAAGCCCGACCTGATCGTGGCGGATAACAACTATTACCGCCTCTATCTCCAGTCGCTCCAGGCTATCCAGCGCATTTCGGACTCCGGTTCGGGCATGGCTGGCGCTGGCTTCGCCTCCCTCAAGTATTACGGCGCGGGCATGGCCTCCGACGTTGTGCTTGACGGTGGTATCGGTGCTTCGGCTACGGCGAACCACATGTGGTTCCTGAACACCAAGTATCTGCACTTCCGCCCGCACGCTGACCGGAACTTTGTTCCCATCGGCGGTGAGCGTCAGTCCGTCAACCAAGACGCCATTGTGAAACTGATCGGCTGGGCAGGCAACATGACCTGCTCGGGCTCTCAGTTCCAAGGCGTCCTCATCGCCTAAGAAAAGGGAACGATCATGGCTTACACTTTTGACGAACCCAAGCTGGGCCTTCAGCAAGTCGATCAGATTGACGATGGCGTGCTTTCGCCCGCCAGCGTCTCCAACGGCTCCACCACCGTCATTCCGACCCCGCCTTACGTGCTGGGCCAGATTGTTCGTGGTTTTGACCCTACCTACGGGGAGGGTGAATTCATCCTTCTCAAGGGCGTGGCCAGCACCGCCGTAGGCTCTATCGTCACCTACAACGGCACGACCTACGAAACCGCCCTGACTCCGGTTACGGCCAATCAGGCGCGTCCCGTGGCTATCTCAATGGCTGCTAACACTTCTGCCACCAAGTTCTCTTGGTATCAGATTGCTGGCACCGCCGTTGCGGCCAAGACGGTTGGTGTCCGCATTAACCCGACTGTCGCCATTGGCGTCACTTCGGCGGGCAAGGTTGCGGCTTCTTCGTCTGGCAAGGAAATCCTTGGCGCACGTTCGGCCAATGCTGCTACCGTGGCCTCTGCTACGACTACCGTTGCCATCGTGATTAATCGGCCTCATATGCAAGGCCGGATCACCTAAGACGGGTGGGGGAGGGGCAACTCTCCCCCATTTCATATGGAAATCGAAATTCTCTGCAATACGAACGACGACATTCTTTTCGCTAACATTAGCGAGAACTCGCGCAAGCATCGGTCCTGGATCAAGATGCTCGAAGCGCATGACGGACACGCGGTCATTGTTGGCGGCGGTCCATCGCTCCAGGAACATTTACCCACAATCAGGAAGCGCAAGGCTTTAGGGCAGACGATTTTTGCCCTGAACGGCGCGGCTGCGTTCTTGAGCAAGAACGGCATCATCCCTGACTATCAGGTCATTCTTGATGCGCGGCCCGGCAATATCGTGCTGATCGGCAACGCGCATAAGTATCTCATCGCCTCACAGTGCGACCCGGCCATTTTTAACGTGCTGGGGAGCGCGTTTATATGGCATCCGGCCATTGACGGCATTGAGGAGCATTTGCCCGCCCACGACGATGATTATGCCCTTATCGGCGGTGGCACGACCGTAGGGCTGTCGTCCATGTGCCTCGCTTACACGATGGGCTTCAGGAAGCTGCATCTGTTCGGCTATGACTCATCGCACCGCGCAAGCCTTGGACACGCCTACGAACAGCCAATCAATGCGACGGAACCGCTGTGCAAGGTGACGCTTGGCGGCAAGGTGTTTACGTCCAGCCTGACTATGGCGCGGCAAGCCGAACTGTTCCCAGATGTCTGCAACAACCTGATCGACCTTGGCTGCGTCATTACGGTCGATTCGGACGGGCTCATCATGGAAGTGATGAACCAGATGCGTCTGGCCGCGCAGCCTATGACTGAGGAAGAAAAATACCGCAAGATGTGGGAGTTTGACTCCTACCGCATCATGTCCCCAGGCGAGAACTTTGCCGCTGAATTTGCCGAAGTCACTAAGCCGCACTTCTTGGACATCATTGCGGACTTCGGCTGTGGCACCGGGCGCGGTGGCTTGGCGGTCAACAAACTTACCAACTGCGATGTCATATTCGTGGACTTCGCAGATAACTGCCTTGATCTGCGGGGACAGTTTCCGTTTGTCTACGCAGACCTGACCGAGCCTATGTCAATGAAGGTAAGTGCCGACATTGGCTATTGCACAGATGTCATGGAGCATATTGAACCTGAAAAGGTTGCGGACACGATCCGAAACATTATGGATTGTGTTGACAAGTGCTTCTTTAAGATTGCCATGTTTCATGACAATATGGGCTCCTTGATAGGGCATCCCCTGCATCTATCGGTTTTCCCCGTCGAATGGTGGGAAGAACAATTTGCAGGATACGATGTGCTATATAGGAACCATGACGGGGACACCCCCTTTCCGTATGCTACCTTCTACGTCCAAGCCAAAGAAAGGGCTTAACAATGGCGATTCCCTCGCGTGTTCTGGCGGCTGGTAATGCTCCGCTTTCTACCGAAGTCATTTGCGGCGATGCGGCCAACAGTCTGACCGCTACCGGCTCCACCACCGCCGATGCTCTGCAACTGAGCGCGGTTCTCAACAACGTAACGACCACCGCCGCATCTACCGGCGTCAAGCTTCCGCCCGCCGAAATGGGCGCTATGGTTGTCGTGTTCAACAGCGGCGCAAACTCGCTGACGGTCTATCCCATCGCGGGCACGACCATCGACGGCAGCGCGTCTGTTGCTATTGCAACGGGCAAGGAGCGCATCTTCTTCGGCTTCTCCCCGACCGTCTGGCTTTCACATCTCGGAGCGTAATTCATGCTGGATAGCGATGTCCACAACTCGGACACCCATCTTTTCGTTGAGTTTTATGAATACGAAAACGACCCCTACAAGGGACGGCCTTTCGTCAGGATTATGACCCCTGGAGACAAAACGAACGTCATTGAGACGTTTGCCAACGACGATCACAAGATGCGGTTCCCGCGCCAATGGCTCGCTTTCCAGATGAGGGGTTCCGACGAAGTTGCAATGCTGATTGGCGTCCCGCTGTCGCGGTGGCGTCAAGAGCGACCAGATGACCTTAGCGAAGTGCAACAGGCTGAGTTGCAAATCCTGAAGTTCCAGACGGTCGAACAGGTTGCCACTTCGACGGACGCGCAGCTTCAGCGGATCGGAATGGGGGCTGCGGGACTTCGGGAACGTGCCCGCGCCTATCTCACCGGCAAGAACAACGCGGAAGCAGAAAGCAAGATCAGCGCCCAACAGGCCGAAATTGACGAACTCAAGAAGCAGATGCAGGCCATCTTGAGCGAGCGGCGAGGCCCTGGACGCCCCAGGAAGGAAGATACGGTAAATGCCATCGACAATGCTCCAGTTGGTGACTCAGGTCACAAATGAACTAGGCATTTCGACGCCTGCGTCGGTTGCCGGTAACGCTAATCAGGACGTAGTTCAGCTTCTCGCGTTGATGAACGCATCGGGATACGAACTGCTCCGAAAGGCTGACTGGCGAAGGCTTACCGCCGCGCATTCCTTCTTCACGGAATTCACGACCACTACGGGCACCTACACAACGGCGGCAAGGACGGTTACGGGCATTCCGTCCACCGCTGGGCTCGACACGACCTATATGGCCGTGGGCTTGGGCCTGCCAAACGGCACGTTCATCGAAAGCGTAGATTCGCTCACACAGGTCACGCTGTCGGCTTTCCCGCAAGACGCGGCGACCGGCGGCACCATCTATTTCCAAAAGGTCAAATACGACTTCCCGGCTGACTACGACGCCATTGTTCCTCGCACACAGTGGGACAAGAGCAAGCATTGGGAAATGCTCGGCCCGGAGAACGCCCAACAGTGGGAATGGCTGCTGAGTGGCTATATCAGCACAGGCCCGCGCATTCGGTGGCGTCTGTATGGCGACTATTTCCAGATTTGGCCGGGGCTTTCGACGGCTGAAAACCTTAGCTTTGAGTATCGCAGCAATAGTTGGGCTCGCAGCGCCGCTGGCGTTCCGAAGACCAGTTTTACGCTCGACACGGATACTTGCATCTATCCCGACCGGGTTATGGTGCTGAACACGAAGCTGAAGTATTTTCAAGCCAAGGGCTTCGACACCACGGCCCTGTATCGGGACTATTACACCGAACTGGATACGGCGATTGCACAGGACACTTCGTCCGCGAACCTCTCCTTTGCGCCGCGCCCTGGAAACATCCTGATCGGCTACGACAACATTCCTGACAGTGGATACGGGCGGTAATGGGCTTCTCGCCTCGCACATTGGTTCAGAGGGCTTCGGCGCAAGTCGAATCCCTGCCCGCACCTGTCGGGGGCTGGAACGCCCGTGACTCGCTGGCAAATATGGATGCGATGGACGCGGTGACGATGGTCAACATGTTCCCGACCGTCTCCAGCGCGGTTTTGCGTGGCGGATACACCGAACACGCGACCGGCCTTGATGGTCAGGTGCAGTCGCTCATGACTTATGCGGCGGGGCCGGTTACGGAACTGTTTGCGGTGACGGACACCGGCAAGCTTTACGATGTAACGTCAAGCGGCCCTGTCGGCGCTCCGCTGGTGACGGGGCTGTCGGGCGGCGTATGGGAACACGTTAACATCACGACGAGCGCGGGTAGTTACCTTGTCGCGGTCAACGGCGCTAACGAGCCCGGCCTGTATGACGGGACGACTTGGACAAGCATTTCGACGGGCAGCGGTGGAACTCAGATTTTCGGAGTGACGACAAGCGATCTTATCAACGTGGTGCTGTTCAAGAACCGGCTGTGGTTCATCGAAAAGAACACGCTGAACGCTTGGTATCTGCCGACGGACTCCATCTATGGCACGGCGCAGAAGCTGGAAATGACCGCGATTGCCCGACACGGCGGGCATCTGGTGGACCTCGACACCTGGACTATCGACGCGGGCTACGGCGTGGATGACAACCTTGCGTTCATTACGAGCGAGGGCGAGGTTATCTTGTGGAGCGGCACAGACCCATCCAACGCTAACACGTTTGCTCTGATCGGCGTGTGGAAGCTGGGTTCGCCCATCGGTCAACGCTGTATGCTGAAGTGGGGCGGTGACTTGCTGGTCCTCACCTATGACGGCTTGGTCCCAATGGCGTCGTCCCTGCAAAGCAGTCGCCTTGATCCGCGTGTGGCGCTGTCAGACAAGATACAGGGCGCGATTACGGCGGCTACGACCGCTTATGGCGGGGACCATACGTCTATCGGCTGGCAGATCACATACACCGCCAAGCACAATGCCGTTTGGATCAACGTGCCTGTCTCACTTGGCTCTCAAGAGCAATATGTGATGAACACCATCACAAAGTCATGGTGCCAGTTTCAGGGCTGGGCTGCGAACTGCTGGGAGATTTACGAGGACGACGCATACTTTGGCGGCAACGGGATTGTTGGCTTGGCGTGGGATGAGACCTATGCCGACAACGGAGCTGACATTGAGACAAGCGTTATCCAGGCGTTCAACTATTTCGGTAGCCGGGGCGTCAAAAAGTATTTCACGCGGGCACGTTACAGTTTGTTCACCAACGGGTCGCCTTCGATCTTCGTGGGCATGAACACTGACTTTGACGTTACGGCCAATCCGGCCCCGCTGTCGTTCTCTGTAGCGAATGCCGCTACATGGGACGTGTCGTTGTGGGACGTTGGCTATTGGGGCGCTGGCTTGGTGATGACGAACCAATGGCAGGGCGTCACCGGCATTGGCTATTGCGGTGGACTGCAATTCAAGTCGTCAAGCCAGGGCGTCCAGATTGAATGGGCTTCAACAGATGTGGTGTATCAAACCGGATGGGCTGGCATATAGCGAGCGGACCCGAAATCGGGTATTGGGTAAGTGAACATTTGGGCTCGGGCTACAACCCGTCAAGGTCAAATGCGATTGGACTGGTCAGGGATGGCAGGATTGTAGCGGGCGTTGTTTACACGGATTGGAACGGCAAATCTTTGGTTTGCCACATTGCAATCGACGGACGATTAAACCGCCTCTATCTGTTTGCCATCTACGATTATGCGTTCAATGTGTGTAATGTAGACAAGATCATTGTGCCGGTTTGGTCGGACAATGACAAAAGCATTCGGATGGTAACTCGCATGGGGTTTGCCGAAGAATGCCGAATCAAAGACGCGCAACCGAATGGCGACATTCTATTGCTCACGATGAAGAAGTCAGATTGTAGGTTCCTAGGGGACAGATATGGGAAAGAAAACGCCAGCACCGCCCCCCGCGCCTGATTACGCGGCGGCGGCTACAGCACAGGGGCAAGCCAACCTTAACGCGGGCTTGCAGACGGCTGGCATCAGCAATCCTAACATCATCAGCCCGTATGGGAACCAAACCGTCAGTTGGGATATGAGCGATCCCAATATGCCGAAGCCCACGATTACGCAGACGCTCACGCCTGACGCGCAAGCCGCGTTGAATGCACAGCAGCGGGTGCAGCGCGAGTTTGCCGACCTCGGAAGCCAGGGCGTTGCCAACGCGCAAAAGATTCTCGGAACGCCTTTCGACTACCAAGGCCCCGGAATTCAGACCTCGTTCAATCAAGGCCCTGCCCTGAATTATGGCCCGACGATGGGCCAATACGGCATGGCGCAAGGCGTTGATGCAAACCAATTCGGACAAAACCGTGGCGTCAATGCGGGCGATTACGGACAGGCCGGGGCGGTCAATCCTAATGCCTACGGACAGGCGGGTAGCGTCAATCCGAACGATTACGGTCAATCCAGGGGCATCAACTACGGCGACTTTGAACAGGCCCGTAGCCTTGGCGCGGGCGATTTTGGCCTTGCAAACGCCATCAACGCCAATGAGTTTGGCTTGGCTTCCGGTATGCGGGACGCGAAGTATGGTTCGGCGCAACGCAACCTGAACCTGTCCGGCGTCGCCAATATGCCGGTCAATGCGGGGATGACAGGTCAGCAGGCTATCCTGCAACGGCTCGCGCCTCAGATGCAGCGCCAGCGCGAGGGCCTGCGGACCCAACTGGTCAATCAGGGCTTCCGCCCCGGCACCGAAGCCTACAACCGGGCTATGGAGCAGCAGGGCCAGCAAGAAAACGACATGTTCACCCAAGCCGCCATGCAGGGCATTGGTCTTGACATGTCGGCTAACCAGCAGGGCTTTGGACAGGCGGCTACAGCGGCGGGGCTCTATAACCAAGGGCTCGGCCAGGACTTCGGCCAAGGACTTGCGGCGCTTCAAGTCAGCAATCAGGCCATCGGCCAGAACTTCGGTCAAGGGCTGTCGTCACAGCAACTCAAGAATGCGGCTGTGTTTCAGAACTTCAACCAAGGTCTTGAGGCGCAAAAACTTCGCAATCAAGCAATTGACCAGAATATGCGCAATGCGCTTATGGCGCAGAACTCGCAAAACGACGCCATCAATCAAAACTTCGGTCGCGGTGTCACTTCTCAGCAACTTACAAATCAGGCCATCGGCCAAAACTTTGGCCAAGGCGCAACTGCACAGCAAATGCAGAACGCTGCGATTGGTCAAAACTTTGGACAGGGCGCAACGGCACAGCAAATGCAGAACGATGCTGTAAACGCAAACCTTGCTAACGCCATGAGCGCCCAAGGCATGAACAATGCTGCGATGCAGCAGAACTATGGGCAAGCTGCAAATATTGCCGGGCTGTATAACTCAGCGGCGGCGCAACAATACAACCAGAACATGCAGGGCGCTCAATTCGGCAATATGGCTTCCGATCAGGCCCTTGCTCGCGCTCTGCAACTCCGGTCACAGCCTCTTAACGAGATCACGGCGCTCATGGGTGCATCGCAAATCCAGAACCCGCAATTCCAGGGCTACACGGGTGCGAACGTCAATGCGGCTCCGGTCTATCAGGCGGCGGGCGATCAGGCCAAGTATGGCATGGACGTTTACGGTCAACAGATGGCGGCTCGTAATGCCAATATGGCGGCGCTTGGTAGCGTTGCCGGGGCTGGCATGGGCATGTTTAGCTTCACCAGCGATATGCGCCTGAAGTCCAACATTGAGCGCGTGGGCACACATGCCAACGGCGTTGGTGTCTATGAGTATGACATTGACGGTCATCGCGAACGCGGCGTGATGGCGCAAGAAGTGTTGCACGTGAAACCTGAAGCCGTCACTATGCGCGACGACGGCTTCTATATGGTCAACTACGGGGCTCTGTAATGCCGCAAGTCAGCCTTACCGATTACAGGGCCACACAAGAGGCCGCTGAACGCCAGAAGCGCCTAGCAGCGGCCTTGCGTGAACAATCGACCTCGCCCATTCAGGTCCAGTCATACAACGGCATTCAGGCCCCTATTCCTTTCGCGGAAGTGCTGGCTAGGGCGTTGTCTGGCTATGCTGCGAATCGCAAGGAGGCAAAGGCCGATGAAGCCATTGCTGCGGGCCGCGCCAAGGCTCGCACTGAGGCTATGGACTTCGTAAAGGGCCTGAAGCAAGAGACGCCCCAGGATCGTTTCATCGCGCCGCCGAACTTCCAGCCTGAACAGACCGGGATTATCGACCGGCTGAAGCAGGCGGGACAATCGTTCATGCCTCAACAAGCGCAACAGATGTCGGCCCCACAAGCGCCGCCGCCTATGGCCCCGGCACAGCCTATGCCTATGCCGCAAGGCCCTGAAGTCGCGCCTCAGATGTCCGACATGCGGCAAGTCCCGGCTGAACTCCAGAGCCGCGCTCGCTCGCCCGAAGAACAGCAGCAGATGCTTATGGATGCAACCATGAGCGGGAACCCGTATCTGGAAAGCATTGCGCCGAAGATGTATGCGGACATGGAAGCTTCCATGCAGGCGCAAGAGGATCGTGACCGAAAGGTTCAGGCGATTATGGGCCTTGATGCGACGGATGAGCAAAAGCAGCAGATGATGGCTGCTGAAATGGGCCTAAGCGACAATCCGGCGTTCAGGAATGCCATTAAGCCACCTGTGCCAATCCAGTCGCCCGAAGGCGTCATTGGCCTTGTGGCCCAAAAGGTTGCCAATGGCGAACCGCTGTCTGAGGGCGAAAAGCAGATTTGGCAAATGTATACCGACCGCCAGCGCAAGATGTCTTACATTGCTCCGCGTGGGGGCGGTGGATCGGGTGGCGGTGGACCGGCCCCCGTAAGAGTTCCTACGCTTAAAGAGATTGACGCTGCAATCTTGGCTGCGGGAGGCTAATCATGACCGACCTTAGCAAAATGTCGTTGGAGGAACTCAGGGCGCTCCGCGCTCGCGTAGCTGGCACCGCCGCGCCTACAGCCCCGGCTACGCCCGGCCCGCGCCCTGTTGCCAGTGGGGACCTTATTCAACAACAGATTGGCGGCAGAGTTTATAATACCCAAGCCGGTAAAGACCTTGCGGTTCGTGATAGCGAACTAACGTCTCAGGCTCAAGCTGGCGCTTTGCAGGGCTCTGACACAATTGATCGGGCCAAAGAAATTAGCCCATTGCTCAATCAAACCTATACTGGTCCTGGGGCTTATTTTGGCGCTTTGGGCTCAATTCCAAAATCCGGCCTTCAAGACCTTACTAATCTCAGCACCGTCAAGCGACTTGGCGGAAAGGGCGTCTTTGGCGACCTTGATAAACTGAAGGGCGCAATTTCCGACAAGGACGTTAAGTTTCTTCGGGAGCAACAGGTTGACCCCGGAAAGACGCGAGAGGAAAACCAGCGCATTGTGAAACTCATGGAGTGGACCGGAGTTAGGTCCAAGGCTTATGAGGGCGCATTGAATGCTTGGGCTAATCGGCTTGGCTCTCCGTCTGCAAAAAATGCTAGTGGACAGTCTTTCATAGGCTGGTGGGCGGATTGGTCTGAGAAAAACATTCCAAGGCCGGGCATTTCGGAGTCAAAGCCTCAAGGCAATCCTAGGTTCAAAGTCATTTCTGTTGAAGATGTGCAGTAATGGCCGATAAACAATACACCTTTGAATACGGCGGTAAACGCTACAAGGTCCAAGGCCCCCCTGGCGCTACTCAGGCCGAATTGCTTGAGGCTGCGGGCGTTCAAGAACAAGGTTGGTTCGACAAAAACGGTCGCACACTAATGACTGCCGCAGGGGCGGGGCTTGGCATGGTTGCCGCCGCGCCCGCTGCTGTTGGCGGAACCGTGCTTAGTGGCGGCGCTCTTACGCCTGCGGCCATTGCCCTTGAGGCGGGCGCGGCTGGCCTTGGCGGCGGCATTGGAAGCCAAGCGTTTGACGTTGTTCAAACCCTGCGTGGCCGTGGCCGTCAGGGGGAAACTGCGATTAGCAAGGGCAAGCAAGTCCTTGGCGATGTGGCGTCTAATGCAATCGCCGCGCCCGCTGGTAGGCTTGTGGGCGAAGTCCTGGGCATTGGCGCTAAGGCTGCGGCTCCATATGTCGCCCCAAAGGCCAAGGCGCTTGCTGACGCACTGTTTGCTAAGTCTGGCCCCGGTGTAAAAGCCGCTCGCGCTCGCACCGCCGCCATGCTTGAGCGTGAGACCGGCGAGGCTGCTGCGGCCCGCGCTACGGCCCAAGAACGCGCCGCCGCCCTAAGAGCGCAAAGCGAAGCCGATACCTTGGCCGCGTCTGGCTTTGAGCGCAAGGCTACCAAGGCTCAAGCCAAGGCGGCGCTACCGGCTCCTCGCGTCGGAGAAGTTAAAACCCTGAGCGAGCGCGGGGCTCCCGTTCGGGACGCTACGGTTGCTGCCCGTAGCAAAATCTATGAGAACCAGGTTTCTCAGGACAAGGTTTTGCGGGAAGCCGCTGATCTGGTGGTTGCCGACAATGAGGCGGCAGGCAAGTTCATTTCGGACCTTCCGTCTGCCAAAACGCTGCTTGGCGAAGTCACACAACGCATTACGCCTAATCCCGGCACTTCGGCCACGGCGACCGCGCTGCCTACACCAGAAGAAGGCAGAATCCTCAATGCCGTGCAGACGGCGATTAAGGATCGTCGTGTTCTTATCAGCGAGGCTGAGGCTCGCGCTGCCAGCGAGATTGACCCAGGATCGGTGTCCAAGGTTGGCGACAAATACGTCCGCACGTTTAAGACCACTTTTGAGGCGCTGGACAATTTGCGTCGTCGCCTTGGGGAATCGTTCAACGGCGTCCCCACTGGTTTCGAGGGCGTCCCAAACCATCTTGCCCGTGACATGTATGGTCGGGTTAGCCAAGTCCTAGACGATTACGTTGGCGCGGCTCGCGGTGAAGTTCAGGCCAACTGGAAGGCCGGGCTTCAGGCTCTTGAGCCCTACGACAACACGCGGCTAGGCAAGGCGCTGTCGGGCGTCCAGGGCGAAACGTCCGTGCCCAATACCTTTGCCGCTAACGTGCCTGGCAAGGTCATGGCAGGTGGCCGTGAGGCTGTTGAACAAGTCGGCGCATTGGCCGGGCCTCAAGCCCAAAAGCAATTCCTGCGTGATGAAGTTCAGGCCGCGATGGTTGGCCCCGACGGTGCGCCGCTCGACTATGACGCGGTTATTGCCAAGTTGGGCCAGAATACCAAGTTTGAAGACGCGCTAGCTGCCGATCCTGAATTGAAGGTTGCCGTGCAGCAGCATCTTCAGAGGCTGAATGATGCCAAGCTTGCCGGAACGCGGGCCGAGGCATTCACGGGCTTTGGCAAGGCTAGGACCAAGGCTGCCGAGACGGCAGCTAAGGGCGAGGCGGCGGCAATCAAGGAAGCGGACAAGGCTCAAAAGATTGGGCTTGAGGCGGTTGCTGACTTTGAAGGTCTAAAGGTTGCCGAGCCTCAAGAAGTGTTGACTAAGGCTGGTTCGGTTGCCAAGAAGCTTTTGGTGAACGGCAAAATAACCCAAGATGAATATGCAAAATTCCTGAGTGACATTGCCGCAACTGAGAAGGCTATGGGCGTCGAAAAAGCGCGAAATGAGGCCCTAAAGTGGGGCGCTCTTGTTCTTGGGTCTGCTGCAAGTGTTCGCTTTGGCGCTGAAGCCTTAGGCAACCAATTAGCTAGGACTATAAAGGGCGAATAATGTCATTCAACGGCTCTGGCACATTCCAAATCAACAGCGCGGGGCAACCTGTCGTCCCGAACACGATTATCAGTGCGACGGCGTTCAATGCGCTCACGGCTGACCTTGCGACGGGACTTAGCACCTGCCTGACCCGAAACGGGCAAAGCACACCCACGGCCAATATCCCGCTTGGTGGGTTCAAGCTGACCAACGTGGGCGCGGCTACGCTGGCGGGCGATGCGCTGTCGTTCGGCGCTGCGGCTACGGTGTCGGCATTGACCGTGACGGGCATTACGGGGCTTGTGAAGGCCAACGGATCGTCTGCGGCTACGGCGGCTACGGCGGGCACGGATTACGTTTCTCCGACCGTGGCGACCAATTTCACGGCCACACAGACGTTTTCGGGCGCGACATCGGCATTGGCTGCAAAGCTTTACAATGCCCTGGAGGGCGTGACGATCAGCGCCACAGCGGCGACGGGGACGATTGCCTACGATGTGACTACGCAGTCGGTCCTGTATTACACCACGAACGCCTCTGGAAACTGGACGCTGAACGTCCGTGGCAATGGCACGACATCGCTCAATGCGCTCATGGTGACGGGTGAGAGCATTACGATTGTGTTCCTTGTGACGAACGGCGGCACGGCGTATTACCAGTCGGCGTTTCAGATTGATGGCAATGGCATTACGCCTAAGTGGCAAAACGGATTGGCCCCAACTGCGGGCAATGCTTCGTCGATTGACGCTTACACCATCACGATTGTTAAGACTGGCGCGGCGACCTTTACCGCGTTGGCTGCCCAGACAAAGTTCGCCTGATGCCCCTGCAATCAACCCGCGCTACCGCTGCTGTCCGTGGTTGGGGCATGTTTGGGGGAGTTTCAACCACGCCAAATGTTGAATATCTGGTTGTCGGCGGCGGCGGCGGCGGCGGGGCGGCGCAAACTATTGGAAGCGGGGGTGGCGGGGCTGGGGCCTACCGCACTTCTACAGGATTCGCCGTTACTCCTGGAGTATCAATTACCGTTACAGTCGGCGGCGGCGGGGCGGGGGGGTCTGCGTCTTTTACTTCAAGTGGAGTAAAGGGGACGGATAGCGTATTTTCGTCCATTACAGCGGAAGGCGGAGGCTTTGGCTCTGCGTGGAGCGGCAACGGCGGCGGCGGTGGATCGGGCGGTGGGGCCGCCTGGACTGGCTCTGCGGGAACGGCGACAAACGCATCCTACGGGAACAACGGAGCTGCTTCTGACTTGGCTGGCGGCGGCGGTGGTGGTGGTAAGGGATCAGCGGGCTCCCCCCCTGCATCATCCGATGTAGCGGGCTTTGGTGGCTCTGCTCAAGCCTCGTCAATTTCTGGATCATCCGTAAATTACGCGGGCGGCGGCGGGGGCGGCATTCGAGACGGATATGGAATTACGGGGGGGACTGGCGGAAGTAATGCCGGAAAAGGCGGAGACCCATCCGAGGTTGGCGGTAATGGGGTGGCTAATAGGGGCGGCGGCGGTGGCGGAGGCGGCGGTGGCGGCGATGTGCAAGCCGGCGGCAGCGGCGGCTCCGGTATCGTTATCATCCGATACTCTGACGTTTACCCGCTTGCCACTTCCACCACAGGCTCCCCTAGCGTTTCAACGTCCGGTGGATACCGCATCTATCAATGGACTGGCTCAGGATCAATCACGTTCTAATCATGGCTCATTTCGCTGAACTCGACCAAAACAACATCGTCCTGCGCGTCATCGTCGTTAACAACGCGGATACAAGCGTTGACGGCTATGAGGTTGAGGCCAAGGGCATTGCCTTCTGCCAGTCGCTATTCGGCGCTGATACGCGGTGGGCTCAGACTAGCTATAGCGGCTCAAAGCGTAAGAGGTATGCAGGCGTGGGATACTCGTTTGATGAGCAACGTAACGCTTTTATTACGCCTCAGCCGTATCCAAGTTGGGCTCTTGATGCAGAAACTTGCGATTGGGTAGCACCTATTCCTATGCCGAATGATGGTGATTGGTATATGTGGGACGAACCAAATCAATCCTGGGTGAAAGTCACTACCGATGTCCCTTCTGTCTGACGCTGAGATTGAACACATTGCTGACAAGGCCGCTGAAAAGGCCATCATCAAGGTGTATGAACAGATTGGCCGGTCAGTTGCCCAACGGGTGTTTTGGTTCATAGGCGTCGTCTTTGTTTCGGGATGCGCCTTGCTCGTAGGTAGCAACATCCTGAAAGGATAAGGATGGCACTTTCTGACGATGAATTCATCGCCGCTTGGCAACAGGCCAAATGTTCACCTTCAGTCCTAGCCCGCATGATGGGCGTCCAGCCCCGCGAAGTTTACCGCCGCCGCAAGAATATGGCCGAACGCGGAATCGTCCTTGAGACTCATCCCGTCAATCTCGCGGGCGTCATACAATCCACCTACACACAGTCCTGGTCCTATGTCCGTGAGCGGACGGCGGAGGTCATTAACGGCCATGTCATTGTCTTCTCTGACGCACACTTCTGGCCGGGTGGCCGAACGCCCGCAAACGAGGCGCTGCTCAAACTCATTAAGCGGCTGAAGCCCGCCCGCGTCATTGCCAATGGTGACATCTTCGACGGCGCACGGATCAGCCGTCATGATCCGCATGGCTGGGGACAGCCCCCATCCGTCAAGGAAGAATTGGACGCCTGCCTTGAGCGAATGCACGAGATTGCGCTTGTTGCCGTTCGGGGAAACCCCTTGGATTGGAATATCGGCAACCATGATGCCCGTTTCGACCGGGCGATGGTCGTCAATGCCGCCGAATATGAGGGCGTCGTGGAACGCTTGGCGGATCGGTTCCCAGAATGGGAAATGGCTTGGTCTATCCGCATCAATGGGTCGGTCATGGTCAAGCATAGACAGGCCAACGGCGTTCATGCCGCCTACAACAATACACTGAAAGGCGGGCTGTCTATGGTCACGGGGCACTTGCATCGCCTCGCTGTGACGCCTTGGGCTGACTATACGGGCAGACGGTGGGGCGTGGATACTGGCACCCTGGCCGATCCTTTAGGTCCGCAATTTGAGTATCTGGAAAACAATGCTACACCTTGGACTTCGGGCTTTGCAGTCTTGACGTTCAGGGATGGCATGATGCTTCCGCCTGAACTATGCGAAGTCATAGACGGCGTGGCCTATTTCCGTGGGGATGCGGTGTGACAAAGGAAATCCAATGGTTCTGGCGCCGTCTGTTTACGTTCCTGTTCATGGGCGTGAACACGGCGACGATCTGTTGGATTGTGTCCAAGCTGGACGAACCGGACGCGCTGAAGTGGATTGCATTGGCTCTGGCCTTTGCGAACATACTCCTGGCCTTTGTCTACATGGCCGGGGCGACATTGGTTGATCTCACGCGGATCAAGCGCGAGGCTATCCAGACGGCGGCTGAAGTCAGGGACATTATCAGTTGAGACAATACGTCATCCTTGCTGAGATTGCCTTTGTCCTGATTGCAGGGGCGTGGGCTGTGTGGGCGAACAGGCAGGCCCATATTGAGCGTATCAAGACTGCGGAGGCTGTGGCGCAAGCCAGGGCCAACCAAAAGGCCCTGGAGGCTTTGGAAGCCTACAACAGCAGGACCGTTATCATTCGGGAGAAGGGCAATGCAGCCACCGTTCGGATCAAGGAATCGCCCAAGGCTGAGACGCCTGTGCCCGATGACGTTCTGTCTGCTTGGCGCGATGGTATTGACCAGTTGCGCGGCGAAAAGCCCGCCAGTCCTGACAATCCCGAAACCGTTCCTTGAACCCTGTATCGGTCCTGATACACCTGTCAAATCCATTGGCGACCTTGCCGTGTTCAGCATTAGGCAGGAAGTCGCGTTACAAGATTGCGAGGCCAAACGGGCGGGCCTTGTGAAGTTGGTCGAAGTCCCGAAGCAAAAGCCTTGGTGGAAGCTATGGTAGCCTCAAATTTTCCCGGTTCTCTACGTCTTGTCCTGAAGCACGAGGGCGGCTTCTCGAAACACCCGGCTGATCCTGGCGGGGCGACGATGCTAGGCGTCACCAAGAAGGTATGGGAAGCCTATACCGGCGAGACGGTGACTGAAGGCGAAATGAAGCAGCTTACGCCTGATGACGTTGGCCCGCTCTACAAGCGCAACTATTGGGACAAGTGCCGCTGTGACGATCTGCCATCCGGCCTGGATTATGCCGTGTTTGACTACGCGGTGAACAGCGGCGTCATGCGGGCTTCTAAGGTGCTACAGGCGACCTTGGACGTTGTGACGGACGGGATGATAGGCCCGGCCACGATTGCCGCTGCACGGGCTTCCGAGGGGCTTATTCAGCGGTATTGCGGCGAGCGTCTGCGGTTCCTCAAGGCGCTTCCGCATTGGCCGTCATTTGGCAAGGGCTGGGAGCGCCGGGTTAGAGAGGTTCAGGCGAAGGCGGTGGCGATGGCAACTCTGCCAGATGCTCACGCAGCAATGGGAGAAAGTGTTCGAGCCGCAATACTACGCGCCACGTCCCCCCGTTCTGGCGGAAGATGACGGTCGGGATTTCGCCGGGCTTCGTGCAGGCTTCCACCTGACGACACCATTTCATGATGGCAAGTGTCTCCTGGCGCTTGCATTCGATGCGGTAGGGTCCGACTTCAATGTCGTCGGCACCGTCTCGGGCTTGACCTAGCTTGCGCTTGACCACAAAGCCGAGTTCATCCGATAGCAGCTTGGCAAGTTCGTTTTCGCCGCGAGCGCCCTTGTTCCTGCTCATGCGTCCGGTCATGTCGTCCTCCGCGTGTTTGTAGGGCAGTCACGCTCTGCCTAGTCAAAAGGGATCGGGTCGTCAAAGGGAACGCCATTGTTATCCCCGACGGCCTTACGCTTTAGCTTGGTAGCTTTGGTCGAGTTGGACAGGCTGGCGCTCAGGGTATGCCCTGGACCGTTCTTGAACGTGGTTCCGTCCTTGGCCTCATACTCGACGTAGTTCACGCCGCCATCAACAGGCGTGGCCGGGACAAGCGGCGGGATGAACACATGATCCCCGCAACCCTTGCGCTGGTCGTCGGCGGTCAACACTTTACTATGTAAACCACAGGTCCATTGCCCACCATCAACAGGCGTTGAATGCGAGCAAGTGCGGCAATTCGCTTCAGGCCAGCCACCGTGATGACAGGTCTTATAGAAGTCGCACATCTTGCAGACCCAGTTCGCCGGGTCATTGCTGAAGCGTTCAGGCGGCGTTGACCGCGCAATGATATACGTCGCCCGCGTCTGTAGCGTCTTGGCGTCAGCCTCGTTGTAGTGGACCCACTCGACGTAAATCTCATCGGTGTCCTTGTTGACGGCGAAATACAGGGCTCGCTCGACGTTCATGAGCCGCATATAAGTCTGCATCTGTGCATAATGCTGCGGCTTGGCCGTCTCGACGCCCTTACTGGCAACCTCATGATACGACTTGGACCCGTGGGTTTTGACTTCAAGGATGGCCCAGGTCTTAGGCGCTTCAGGAAAGCCTCGCCCAATCCCGTCAATGGAGCCACCGAAATGACCCGACGCATCCCGGCATTCGATCTGCTTACCGCTATCCTCGGTATGCAGTTCAACGCCTATCCCACGCAGTTCCTCGTAAACACGCGGCTCCTCGCGCTTGCCCGTTCCGAATAGCCTTAGCAGGCGTCCGTTGAACGTAGGCAGATTGACCCACCGGAACACATACCAAAGGTAGCGGTCGCATTGGTGCCCGATCTGTGAGGCCCCCAGATGTTCTCTGTGTTCCTCCTTCTGTTGCTCATACCAAGCGTAAATCTCTTTCGCTGTGGTCCTCACAGGCTCGGGCACCGCGACCATGCTTACTTCTCCCAGGGCTTCTTAGCGGGGCTTGTGGGCACGTTCAAAACTTCATAACCAGAGTAATTTTTGGTTGGACTCGTCACCACCTTACGCGGAGCCGATGACGCGGACGAATAGCCCATGACCCGGTTGCGCGTGGTGTCCTTGCGGTCGATGTCCAGCGTCAGGGTGAACGGAATCTCAAGCAGTTGATCCGTGTCCTTCAGCGGGACTTGGCCTAGCGCGGTGGCAAGCTGGTTAAGCTGCGACCGGGCGATCTGGACCGTCTGTTCGGACGGGTTGTTGATGTTCAGGCGTTCCCAAATCTTGCGACCGGAAAAGTCCCCGTCCATGATCTCAATGGTGAGTTCGATATACTCCCCGTTGCCCGCCTTGGTCGGCTTGACTTCGGTGGAAGTCACGCAGGCGGTATAGTCGCCGGGAGGCAGCGGTTCCCAACCGGAGCGGATGGGCTGTGGCTCATAGGCGGTAACGTCAAAGTCGATTGCAGGCATGGTTTTCTGGTTCCTTAGTTGATTGCGGCTTCGAATTCATCCCAGGCCATAGGGATATGGTCGGGAAGGCTATAGCGGTTTTTCGCCATGTAGGCGGGGCGCTCATTGGTGTAGAGCAACCTTTCGCCGGTCGAAATCCCGCGATTGCTGGTTTTGGAAAACCCAACGTCGTCTTTCTTGACGAGGGTCTTGTAGTTGCCGAACAGCACCGCGTCGGCCCATTCCCGCAGGATGGCGCTAGACCGATCCTGTAGCTTGGGCTGATAGCGGTCATAGGGCTCGACTTCGGGGCTGTCGAAACGCTTGATGGCGCAATGCGCGATCACGATGACGGCCATCTTGCGGTCATTGCGGAGGGCGTTGAGGCCATCCAGAATTTCCCGCCAGCGGTTTGTCACCAGCACCGCACCCTTACCATAGGCGAGGTCTTTGGCGTCATGCTTGGCTTCGACTTCCTGCCATATCATGTTCTCAAGCCAGTCGGCTGAGTCTAGGACCACGGTGCGGAATTCGTGCGCCTCGCTGTAGAGCGTCCCGATAGCCTCCAGAACGTCATTAGACGAACGAGCAATCGGGAAGTGATCGACCTTAAGCGAGCCCAGGCCGTCCTCGGTCAGAATGAAGACAGGGTTGGGAGCCCCGGCGGCAAAGGTGGTCTTGCCGATCCCCTCCACGCCATAGAGCATGACGCGGGGGGCGGCAATGGCTTCGGATTTGCGGATGGATTTGAGGTCAAAGGACATCGACGGTGATCCCGGTTTTGGCTGGCTTGACGGTGATGTGTTCGGACATTTGGCGGTAAAGATCGGGGCGCATTTCGCGGATTTTGCGGATTTGCGGCTCGTTCAGTTTGGGCTCGTATTTGATGACTTGGAATTGCTCGGGCCATTGTTCGGTGAGTTCGTGCAGCGGCTCAAATTCGGCTTTGTAGGTCAGCTTTCCGATGACGGTGATTTTGTGCGTGGGCAGGGTGTGTGTTTCGCGGCCTTCTTCCTTGGCTCCGGTTATGGCGATGATGTCGGCTTCGATTGCGACGCGATGGGCGTTGGCTTCGATTTCGGCGGTCTTGGCTTTCACCCATGCGGAGGCGAGGGCCTCCAGGGCTGTTTCACGGTTTGACATTGGTTTCTCCTTCCAATGACCGAACCCTAGTCGCCCCCGTTTGGCGTGTCCAGACATTTTTTGCACAAATCGCTATTGCAGAAAATGCGCTTCCGGGCCTAGTGTGTGTGAAAGGAGATTTCCCCATGAATTCGATCCGAGGGCGTGAACAGCCCGCATACGATGTCGTCACTATGCTCGGCGGCGTCACCAAGGCCGCGACCATCCTGAACACCTATCCATCTACCGTATCGCGGTGGTTGCAACCCACAAGTAAAAAGGGCTCTGGCGGCAAGGTTCCGCTTAAGTATTGGAAGCCCATCCTAGATTATGCAGAGCAACATAAAATAAAGATCAGCCTTGAAACGCTGTTCAAGGGTTAACCCGTGGACAACAGCGAGTTTCTGCAACACGTCTATGGCGATTTGGGCGACGGCTACGGCTGGACGACTAGCTTTCGCGCCGACCCGAATGCCGCCGATGTCACAATGTGGGGCGGCAAAGCATGGCGGGCGACTGAGGCCCAACAGCGGCTAATTAACAGCCGGTCGGAAGATAACAATTTCTTCTGCGTCTCTGCCATGAAGGGCAAGGAGATTGCGCGGCGTAAGACACACTTTCACAGGCTATGCGTTCTCGTAGCCGACGATGCCGACATGACCGGCTTGGGGGCGCACCCTAGTTATGTAATCGAAACCTCACCGGGCAAGTTCCAGATTGGCTGTCTGATCGACGCGGATGATCCCGATGCTCGCGACCCGGCATTGATCGACCGCATCATGCAGGCAATGGCCCTGGACGGACTCGTTAAAGCGGATGCGTCGGGCAACAACCTGATTCGGTATGTCAGGCTTCCACAAGGCGCGAACACGAAGAAGCGGCCTAGCGGTGCCTTTGCGGCGCAACTGCGGCAATTTGACGCACAGCGGGTCTATAGCCTGGACGATGCCTGCATGGTTTTTGGCATCAACCTTGACCGATTGCGCTCTGAAACGGTGGTCCCGCTACGGCGCGAACTAAAGCCACGGTCCAATGCCGCACAGCTTGTTGAGGCACTGGTTACGCCAAATCTGGATGAGCGTAGCTATCATGATCCGCTTTTGAAGCTGACCGCTAGGCTCACTAGCGAGGGCGTGAGGCCCGACACAACCGTTGAGATGGTCACCGGGCTCATGCAGGCCGGGAAGCCCCCTGAAGGGCCGGAATTGCGGCGCTGGGAGGCCCGTGTCCAAGAAATCCCACGGCTGGTGCATGGCGCTCAGAAATTTGCCCCGGAGCCCGCTTTTGAGCCCGGCGAACTGATCCGAACGGCTAACGATGTTGGCCGCGAGTATGAAGACATTGACTGGATTGTGGATGACCTGATCCCCGAACAAGCCGTGGGCATGATTTTCGGTGCGTCTGGCACGTTCAAGTCGTTCATCGCCATCGACCTGTGCTGCCATATGGCAAACGGGATGGACTTTATCGGCAAGGAAACGCGCAAGGCCCCGGTCTTGTATCTGGCTTCCGAAGGCGGCGCGGGTATCTATCGGCGGATTCAGGCTTGGCATAAGCACCACGGCTTGCCGATCTCCGACGACATTTGGCTAGTGACGACACCGCTTATTCTGACTGTGAAGGAGCAGTTAGAAGCGTTGGTTGCGGCCATGCACCGAATGAAGGTGAAGCCCGCCCTGGTCGTGATCGACACGCTATCTCAAACGTTCGCGGGCGATGAAAATTCATCGAACGACATTGCATCCTATATCCGCGCCATCAATACGGACGTTCGGGCACAGTTCGGATGCTCCGCTATCATCATCCACCATACCGGCCACAATGCGTCAGACAGGCCGCGTGGCTCGTCTGCCATGATGGCAAACTTGGACTTCCTGCTAGGCGTGTTCAAGCCTGATCCCGAAGCTCCAACGGCTCGCGTCACGGTCGCCAAGCAAAAGGATGGGGATAGGCTGGAGGACATGTATTTTACAATGGAGCCTATGCCGCTTGGCGTGAACAAGAAGGGCAAGCCCGCGTCGTCCCTGGTTTCGACCTATAACGATGCGCTACGGGCGGCGGGCGGCAAGACCAGCAAGTATGACATTGTGTTAATGAACCTACTCGAAAGCGGCAAGATCGTGTCGGAGGACGACATGCGAAACGCAATCAGAGACGAAGCGGAATGCAGCGCGGCGACTGCCCGCCAAGGCGTCAGGCGCTCGCTTATGAAGCTGGTGAATGCTGGATACGTTCGCCGCGCCGGGACCGACGCCTGGAAAAAGGCATAAAAAAGGCCCCGCCGCCTGGAGGAGAGGACAGGCGACGGGGCGGCGAGGAAAATGTCTATCTCTCAACTCGCGGAGGTCTTTTATACGCTTTCGAGTCTCCGCGCAACGCCATCGCTCGCTTTATTTTGTTCCGGCTAACGGCCTTACGCATCGGCCCGCCTTCTTCCCAGGCTTTGTATGCGGCTTCCCTGCATATGCGGCTAAATTCCTCGGGGTTGTCTTTAACCCACTGTTGCGCGGCCTTGGTGTTAGTTGTCGAGTAGTCCTTTCGCAAAGCGATCAGGGCTTGATAATACACCCTGTCGCCGCGTAGCTTTCCTTTGCTGGACTTGCTGCCCTTATAGCGGCCTTCCGCCATCTGTTCCGGCGTCAGCCTGTGCTGGTTTGGACGCTTGTCCCTCTTGGGAAGATATCCCCACTCGAACATCTTTTTTCGCCTGTAGCCTGTAGATTCGACCTAGCACCGCGCTCCGGGTCTTGCCCATTTCTTGCGCGATCTGTCGAGCAGTATAGCCCTCTTGCCGCAAGGCGCAAAGGGTAGCGTCCTCCTGGGGCGTCCAAGATACCGGGCGACCAGCCATTTTAGTCTCCATACAAATCTTGTTGTTGGGCTTTAATTTCCCATCGCGGAGGGCATTGCGCGGCGTCCCACCGCGTAGCCATAGCCAAAGCAGAATTATGGATTAGGTGATGATTGCGGGCTATGTCTGTGCTGTCCAAGCTGGAGAAGGGATAATGATGCAGGGCCAGTTGCATTCCCCGCAACATATGCAGCCAAGGAATGCGCTTATGGCGCTTCGCAAGTTCATTAAACGCCTCATCCATACGCCTACGCCATGCAGGGCCTAAAACCTGCCAATGCTCGTCTGTAGAGCCTACACACACACGGGGCCATGCGTCACATAGGGCAAGAAGCCGAGAAATAGGCTCCCCCGTATGCCATACGGGAGCGCCGCGCTGGCCGTGCGGCCATTCTCGAATTAGCGCGTCCTGTTCCTGGCTTCCAGCATCAATCACGTCTGGAATTACGGCCCAAGTTGTTTGATAGTCTAGCCATTGGTCACACCAAGAATAGTATGCTGTCCAATTCGTTTGCCGGCCCGTAGTGTGTTTAGAAAAAGCGCCATTGTCCAGCATCACGGACTGACCAATTGCATGAACTGTTTTGACTTGATCTGGCCTAGCGTGAGACACGCAAAAATTACGGCCAGAAATGCTTAAAAGCACTTCGTTTGGGGTAATCGGGGTGCCGTGGTAGTGAATCGTCATTCGCGAGAGAGTTCAGCCGCGACGGCAACGCCAGTTTCATAGTCCCCAACGATCCTGTGCGCGTGGTATCGCAACCAAGGGGAGATCGTTGTCTTGCTGTCAGCGACGACCACAACCGGCTTCCCGATCTGCCACGCAAACAGCACTTCCATTGACGTTCCAACGCTCGGCTTGTCGTAGCTGACCAAAACCGCGTCGCATCGCTGAATGTCGATCTTGTCGAGTTCCACGATGTCCCGATAGGCGACCGCTTCCTTGCCGCGATAGTCCCGCCGCATAGGGTCCAGGGTTTCGCCTGCCCAAAGGCTTTTGACATGCTCGCGCCAGCCCGTTGCCTGTTCGTCCGTGCAGCCATTGATCGGCCCGCATAGGTAAAGCGTGGTCATATTTCGATCTCCTTTGTTTGTGCAATCCACACAGCCCCCAAGCCTTCCGCCTCGCGCCATACCTCAACGCGGCAAGCCTTGACGGCAGCGCCCAGGTGGCCCGCGAGGTCTTCGGATAGGGTCAGATGCGCGGGCAGTTCCCGGTGATCTAGGGCAGACGCCCATTTCCGCAGCAACCGTTGCCGCTCCAGAACGTCCGTTCCGTCATGCGGCCAGAAGGCCCGAACCCGCCAAGTGTGGCCGTGCAGTTTTCCGGCAGCGTTTCGGTGAGCTGACGAAAGGTGAGCATCTGCCCATTGCAAGGTCACAGCCACGGCGCTTTCCATGTCGTGTTAGGCCAGCCATCGAAGCGCCGTTCAGGCCCGCCATAGTTCTGGTCATCGGGCAGTTGCAGCGGCTCGCGGCGGGGTTTGGGCTGGCCGAAGATGGCGCGGAGGATGTCGTTGAGCAGCCAGCCTCGGTTCACTGGTCAGCCCCCTTGAGCAGATTGCGCAGCGCGAGAAGCAGTTGATCTAGGTCAACGGCGTTGGGCCGCTGAAACTCGACGTATGCGATGGCGTCGGACACTCCAGCCTCCAGCGCCTTCGCCCGTTCCTGCTCCTGTTCTCGGGCCATGCGGGCTCCGGCGAGGTAGCCGATTGCGGCGACGCTTTGGTCCCATTCCCCGGCAAGCACTTTTTCCCCGTGATCGCGGTGGCCTTGGAGGGACTCCCACTCCCGATACGCCAACACATCCGGGTCAACCGGCGGCGGCGGGGTCCAGCCTTCGCGGGCTAGGCGGGCGGCGATTTGGGCTATTGAATCATTTGTTGGCTTTGTTTCAACGTATCGAATTTCCCAAGCCTTATTAGCCCGGGCCTTGTCCAGTTCTTCATTGGTCATCGTGCAGTCTCCTCAACAAAGCGATAGCGGATAATCTCCCCAGTGTGCCACTCAAAAGCGCCTGCCAGGCCAACCCGGTTGACGTAGTTCCGCGAGCGGACCTCAACCCGTGCATTCGCAGGCGGTGGGCTGTCGCCGTCCACCCAATTGATCCAGGCCTCCGCAAGCAAATCCTCCAGGGCATTACGAATGCGAACCGCATTTGCCGCCGCGATCATATACTTATCTTGTGCGCGGTCGGCCAACTTTTGTGCTTCGGCGTGACGAATGCGAAGCTGGTTAATCTTGTCTATACGTTCTTGCTCGGTCATTTATCTGTCCAGTTTACTTGAGTTTGAACCACAACGGATTGCGTTTCAGTGGCGATCAGAAAGCGGGTTTGGGGGCAAGACAGGGCGGCGCGTTGGGCCTCATCGCGGGCGTCATTCAGGAAATTGGTTGCCATATGCAATTCCGGGTTTTCGCCGTTATAGCGAATGACAAAGTATTTTGTCTGGGTCATCTAATCAGCCCCCCACAATCGCGGCAAACGTGACGGCCAGCAAAGCAAAGGCCAAGAACGCGCCAATCGTGAACAGGCACTCGAAAGCAAGTCTCAGATAGGTCATTTTGTTTTCTCCTTCATAAGTCGGTGATAGCGGCCAATAACCGCGTTGGTTGTTCGGTCTAAGTGTTGGGCTATCCAGGCGTTAGGAAACCCATATTTTCTATACCACAACAACAATTCATCTTCCGTTCCCGTCCACAATGCCGCGCCGTGGCGGGCCTCCATAAGCCTCGCCTTCTGCACCGGGTCGGTATACAGGGCTTTCAGGGAAGCCGTGGCGCGGGCTAGACGGTCGGTCATGCTTGCCCCCATTGATCCGCCATTGCGGCGGCAATGCCTGAGTAAAAGCGCGAACGCTCCTTCCAGCGATCCGCGCCAGGCGGCATACGATGGACGCGCTGTTCCCGGCCCTCAACAACGTCGGTGGGGATCAGCGGCGGGAGGTTCTTGAGCCAGAGGCAGGTGCGCTTGCACTCGCCGTGGCCGAACTGCCAAGGCTGAACCGATTGCGCCGGGGCTTGGTAGCCCTCGATCAGGGCTTTAGCGTGTCTGTGCATGACGGGATTTTCAACGGCGATCCGGTCAATGGGTGCGTTCCAGAAAGCCGAGAACAGGGCCGCGCCCTCCTGCAGTTCGCGCTGCATCTGGTCGGCGGTCTTGCCTGGCGGCGGTGTCAAGAGCCAACGGACGCCAGAATTGCACAGCCTGGTGCATGGCGGGTGTGCGATAAGCAAATCCCAGCCATCGCCAAGCAGGGTCAAGGCGTCCCCGATAATATGGCGTTCTGATCTGTCCTCGCTTGGCAGCAAGTCACATGACCAGGCGTCATGTCCACGGGCCGTAAACGCATTGCGAACGGTCCCGCTATATTCGCAGGCGACAAGAACTCTCATGCGAACTTCCTAAACTTCCTAGGATCAAGCCGCTTTGTCTGGACATACGCAAGCGCGTGATGATGGGCGCAATAGCTACGGCCATCGGTGGGCATGGCGCAACTGATTAGCCCTTCGCCGTCGCCGCCTACAGGCCACGCACAAGCCGCACGGCCACGTTGGGACCATAGCACCGGCTGTGAGTCAGGCAGGGGCGAGAAGGCTTCTAGCATGGCCTCACGCCAAGGCTTGCGTTCCGCCTTGGCCGTGGGTGGCGGGCCTATGTTTTCCGCCATAGTCCGCATAACCGGCTTGTCCTTGGGGAAGCGCGGGGCTTTGGCGGGCTTGGGCTTGGGCTCTTGGCGCGGTGGATGAACCCTAGCGGGCAAGCCTTGGCCGTGAGCCCGCAAACGATACAGGCGACCGATGACTGCGTTACGGGTGACGCCTACGGCCTTGCCCGTCTCGGAGGCGCTGTAGCCCTCCGATTGTAGGCGTAGGATCGTCGCGTCTTGGGCTTCGGACCAGGGCATGACCCTCACTCCGCAAAATAGAATTGTTGAGCGAAGGTCAGAACGTCCGCGTTGTGCGAGTCAAACAATTCACTGTGGAGCGGGGGATGGTAGCGGGTCCAGGGAGTGCCCCAATCCTGATATTCCATGTGAGCGGTGCCCGCCTCGCCGTGTGCGCCAAGCTGGCCGGTGATGCGAAGCGCGGGGCCGCCCGTTGACAGAAGGATTTGATATTCGACGGGCTCCGCTAACATGCCGGGGCAATACCAGCCCGAACGCACGTCAACGGAAAGCGGGGCCTCTTGGATAGCTTCTTGCGCGTCATCGCATCCGGCATCGGCGGCAAGCGCGGCCACCATATCGGCAATCGTTTGCGCCCAAGCGTGGGCATTGTCGCGGGCGTGGTTGGTTTCGGTAGACATCGCGTTTTCTCCTCTGAAGCGATGATTGACGGTAGACGGGGGCGAATTACAAATCAACCCCTTTTTGCACTTATCGCAATCTTTTTGGGCCACACAAGCGGCCCGCAAATGCCGAACGCGCCGCGCTTGTCGCCATTGTCAGTGAAGGCCGCAAAGCCGCCATGCCGCATGACGGCTTGCGCGTGGCGCTCGCATTGCTTGCCGAAGTCGTGCGGATTGATCGACACGCTATTGGACCGCCCGCCTGTCTTGGTAAGCTGGCTATGACGGCCTTTGACGCTGTTAAACGAACGCGCCAGGGCCTCCGCTATCTCGGTCCAGTAGAGGCCTTGCGCTCGCATAGACACTAACAGCGCGTCATCCTCCGGTGTGTATGTTGACGGTGACTGTCGCGGCACTAGCGACGCTCCGCTAGGCGGCATTGCCGAACGAAACAATCCAGGACGCTATCGGGCAGCATTGACGCGGCGGTCATCACGGCGGGCTCTAGTGGCGCGGGAATGTCTCCGAACGTGACGGCCTCCTCTATCGCGTGGGATAGGATCTGACGGGGGGTCATGATTGCCCCCCGGTAGCCTTGGCGATGGCGGCGCGCATTTGCGTATCCAAGACTTCTGGAACGTCGCCGCCCGCCCAATAATCCGCCACGGCTTGCAAGGCCGCCAACAATTCAGGCGCGGCGGCGATCAGGCGGGCGTTGGCTTCCTGACATTCGGCGGTGAAAAGGGGTTGACGAGCGGAGGCAACCTGAATCCGTCGCGTTCCGTAGAACGTCACGATTCCGGTTTTGTGAGCGTGCCATGGGCCGGGGGCGTAGTCAGTCATGTGCAATTTCCTGGATTGATGGGCTATCAGGCGGCGCGAGGGCGCTTGAAGGTGACTTCACCAAATGCGCGGTTGGCAATCTTGGCTTCATCGCCGCGTTCGTGAAACTTGACGTAGCATACATGGTCGCCGCCGGAGTGATCCTTACCGGGCTTGGCTGACACTTGGGCATAGGCCACGCCTAGCCGCGTGTCCGCGTTCTCATAGGCTAGCAGGTCCTGGAGGCGGGAAAGGATCGAGTCAATGAATTCTGGCGAGCCCTCAATCCTGATACCGTCATGGCCGTATGTTGAGCCCTTATGCCGGTTGTGAATGGCGTTCGGCTTGAGGGGGAGCCCTGGCTTTAGGCTTGCCCAATGATCAAGCAATTCAGATTTACGCATTGTGTTTTCTCCTATGAGGGTTCAGGACAAGCGGGCGGAAAGCCGCTTGAAAATCTTGGCGGACTCCAGGGACAGCTTATCGGCGCGCTCCAGATCCTTTCGCGCCTTGGCCGTGCCAGGATAGAGGCTGGCCGCGCCAATCGTGAGTTTCACGATATCGCGTTCAATGGCGATTAGGCGTTCAAGGTCGCCAGCAGACATTGTGCAATCTCCTATTTTGCAGCCTTAAGGCGGGCCACGCTGTGCGCTCCCGCCTTGGGCCGGTTATCGGCGTTGTGTTGAGGGTTAGGCGTTTTTAGCGATAGCCTGGAACGCGCGGTAATACTCACGCGCCCCGGCGTAAGTGTCGCAACGCATTTTGTCGTGCATTTCGCCCCGCGCGTCTCGCACATAGGTTTCATACCAACCATTGCGAAGCTTGTCGAAATAGACGCACCAGCCGTTGGAATACTCCTTAAAGGTCATATCGTTTTCTCCGTCCTGGCCGTGATTGGCCTATGACCAGACCATGCCCTAGGGCGATTCGTAATGCAATAGGGATAATTGCAAAAAAGTGGAATTATGTGGATTGACGGGGTGTAGGGGGGTGATAGGGTTGGTTGTCGACAGAGGAGAAAACGACATGACTAAGACGCAAGCCATTAGCCAGATGATCCTTTCGCGCATTGCGGAGGGCATGACGTTGCGCGAGGCTTTCGACTCCGTGCTAGGCCAGGGCGCTTATGATAAGCTGGCTTCCGACCTGCATGACGAATTCAACGCAAATCCGATTGGAGCCTGAACCGATGCAAGCTTCAATTCCAGAACTTCCCCGGCATTGTGGTAGCTGGATCATCCGGCGCGACGGCAAGGCCATTGCGGAAGTCTTTAACAGGCGCAATGCCGAAAAAGCCGCTAAGGCTGGTTATGAAGTCGTTACCGCCTTGGATCATTTGGTTAGCCTCAACAGGCAAGCCTAGCCAGCTTCAATCCTGGCGCGACTTAGCCCGGTCACAAGCCGGGCTTTTTCGTGCCTTTAATTTAGGGCTAAGCATATGTTGTATCTTATATACAGCGTGATTGGTGGGCGGCTAGGCGTGATAAGGGGTGTTCGCCCGCCCCTACAAAACTCCCATTTTTGGCCCTTTTTTTCTGTCACGCTTGACCCCTAGCGTGACAAGCCCCAATTGTCTGATTTGAAATGGAGCCCGTTTTTTCCCCATTGATTTTGTTGAATAAATCAAAATCCTTTGTCCGTTTTGTAGCGTTTTCGCCAAGCGTGACACAAATACACACCCCATGTAATGGGTGTGTATGTCCTGATCGTCACGGCGTGTATTGGGGCCAGGATTGAGGGTGGATCGACTGGCCACGCGCCCCGCATTTGTGGTGCCGCGATCAAGCTGTCAGACGGCCCGCGCTATCCGGCTAGGGGTATGCCCCTTCCTGCCATTGTGTGAGCCATGCAGCGCCATGTGACGCGCTGGCTAGCATCATGCGACGCGACCTAGCCTAGCCCTTGCGCCATGTGTGTGAGGCTAGGCCATGCACTCATGTGTGTGACGCGCGCCTTGCGTCCGGGCCCACAACGACGCGGCCGCTCATGTGCCATTGCGAGGCATTCTCAATAGGCCCCCCCCTATCGATCCCGGTGGGGGGGTAGGGCTGTGGCTGTCAGCCCCTCCCCACGAATTTTTTCCCAATTTGCAATGTTGCGTATAATGCAACAGCAATGGCCTTGCACAATCCCGCCTTCGACGGTATCTATCCCCCATGACCAAGTTCAAGGCGGAACACGGCAAAGGCGGGCGTCCCCCCAAGGCGGAACTCCAGGCAGTCCGCACGAACCTTGCTGACTTCATCGGCAAGAACTCGAACAAGCTTGAATTGTGGCTTGATGAGATTTACGAGCGTGATGGCCCGAAGGTCGCGTTTGCCTGTTTCACGGACCTTCTGGAATACTATGTTCCCAAGCTGGCCCGCCAGGAGCATACGGGCGCTGATGAGGGGCCTGTGGAGTTGTCTATCAAGTGGTCAACCGACGCGAAATAGTTTTGGACTACGCCCCTCGTAAGGCGTTCCTACCGTTTCATAAACGCACACAGCGTTGGTCCTGCCTTGTAGCGCATCGCCGGGCGGGCAAGACGGTCGCGGCGGTCAACGAGATCATCAAACACGCGGCGTTGAATACGACCGGCACGGGCCTGTATGGCTATGTGGCTCCGTATCGCAGTCAGGCCAAGTCGATTTCGTGGGACTACATGAAGCGGTATGCGAGGCCGCTGCTGAAATCGGTCAATGAGGCTGAACTTCAGGTGGACCTGATCAATGGCAGTCGGATTCGGCTGTTCGGGGCGGATAACGCTGACGCCATGCGCGGCTTGGGCTTTGATGGCGTCTATATGGATGAGTATGGCGACTTCAGGCCGAGCGTCTGGGGTAACGTCATTCGGCCTGCATTGTCGGATAAGCAGGGCTGGGCGGTGTTTGGGGGCACGCCAAAGGGCAAGAACCAGTTTTGGGAAGTGCTACAGACGGCCAGGATGAACCCTAAACAGTGGCATCATCTGATCCTGAAGGCATCGGAGAGCAAGATTCTGCCAGAGGAGGAGTTGGAGGACAATCGCAGGCAGTTGTCCAAGGACCAGTATGAGCAAGAATACGAGTGTAGCTTTGAGGCGGCGATCCTGGGCGCGTTTTATGGCCTTGAAATGCGGCTTGCCAATGATGAGAAGCGCATTGGCAAGGTGGACTATGATCCGAGCCTGCCGACATACACGGCTTGGGACCTGGGATACCGCGATGATACGGCGATTTGGTGGTATCAGGTGCTACGCAACGAAATCCATGTGATTGACTACCATGCGGTGAGCGGCAAGGGCATCAAGGAACTGGCCAAGATCGT